GAGCGCGACATGCTTCGACTGCTCTGTTCAAACGTACCCAATCCATAGAGGTGAATTATGAAAGTTGTTGCCCTGGGAACCCTGTCCGGCGCCACTGGTGACCGAGAGAAGGGTGATGAGTTTGTGGTCGACGCCAAGCTTGGTGCCGACCTGGTGGGCCGCGGCCTGGTAGAGCCTGCTCCAGAGGCGCCGCCAGCAGCTGACAAGACCGGCAAGGCCAAGGACTAGGCCATGGCCACTCGCCGCTCGCGCATGTCCGGCGACTTCAAGCTTCGTCGGACGCTGCGCACCATCCACCAAACCATGGATAACGAGCTGGCACCGGTGATGCGTGACAGTGCTGAGCGGATCCTTGCAACGATGAAAAACCTGATCCCAAAAGACACTGGCGCCGCGGCTGCAGCGTTGACGGTGTTTATTTCGCAAAGCGGCCTGGACGCCCAAATCGGCATCAGGGGCAAGAAGAACAAGCAGCGCTTCTTCTACTTGCGCTTCATCGAGTACGGCACCAAGGGTTACACCGGCATCAAGCGCGCCGGAGGGCGCAGCCGTCGGCCTACAAACAAGACGGATGGTTCGCACTTCTTCGGCAAGTACCCGGACATCCCAGCGCGCCCCGCGCATCCATGGCTTCGTCCAGCGAAGGACGTGAATCGGGAGTATGTGGTGGCCAGCATCAAGGCAGCCATCGGGCGAACGCTGCTCAAGGCGAGCAAGGGGCTTACCAATGGCTGATCCGTCTGTTGCGTTGCAGGAGGCGCTGTACGCTCGGTTATTGGCCGAGCTGTCATGCCCCGTTTACGACGGCGCTCCCATGAACTCACCGATGCCATACGTCTCGTTTGACCGGGAGATATCCACCAACATATCGCCCATTGCCGGCAGAAAGCGCGAGCAGCGCCTGGTCTATCTGTCGGTCTGGTCGGATGCCCACGGCCAGGCCGAGGTGAAACGCATCCTCGGTGAGGTTGTGGCCGCCTTGGATGAGCGCCGCCTGCCGTTGACCGTTGGGCGCGCAGTATCGGTCCGTGTCGAGCAAGCCGACGCCCAGCGCGATGCTGACGGCGTCACGTATCAAGGATCGATCACGGTCCGCGTCATTACCACGCACTAAACCCAACACCCGGCCGCACCGCGGCTTTATCCAATGTGCCCTTGGAGGAACCCCCATGGCCGATGACAACCTGAATACAGCTGCGGACTGCCGCATCGGTATCGGTAGCAAGAACGGCGCGGACACTGAAGCGCTTTACAAGGCAGACACCTACGTCGATATCGGCGAAGTGGAAGACCTGGGCGAGTTCGGCGACACGTTCAGCTCTGTAACCTTCACGTCGTTGCGCGATGGCCGCGTGCGTAAGTACAAGGGCACCGCTGACGCTGGCGACCTTACCCTGGCTGTTGGTCTCGACAACGGCGACCTGGGCCAGGCCAAGCTGAAGATCGCTCACCGCGATCGCAGCAAGGGCGACTACAACATCAAGATCACCCTGAACGATGGCGATCCAGATGCCACACCGGCCGTGCTGCCGACCACGTTCTACCTGCGCGGCAAGGTTATGAACAACACCGTCGCCGCCGGTGCTGCTGACAACGTGGTCCGCCGCAACGTCACCATTGGCATCAACTCAGACATCCTGGAAATCCTCCCGGCACCTGTTACCCCTTAAACACAGGGGCTTCGGCCCCGACCCCCGAGGTTTCGACACATGAGCAAAACCCTTTACGGAACCGTCGACATCAAGCTGGGCGACGAGACCTACACTTTGACGCCAACGCTCGGCGCCGTGCGAGCGATTGAGGCATACTTCGGCGGGCTGCGCGGTGCGTCCCAGGCTATCAACGCATTGAGTATTGTCGGTTGCGCCGTGATTATCGCCGGTGGCGCTGGCTTGAATGGCAAGGACGCCGAGGCCGTGACTGACCTGGTGTGGCAGGCGGGTGTGCTGGACGTGTCCGTGCAGTTGAACGCCTACCTGGTAGCGCTCTACAACCCGAAAGGCCCTGATGCGGGAAAGGAAAAGCCGGCGGCGGCGTAAGTGCTGTCGAGGACGGCAGCTACGTCGACCGGCTCTACGCGGTGGCCACGGGGTGGCTGGGATGGTCGCCGGACCTGGCCTGGTCTACGCCGATGCCCGAACTGTTCCTGGCCATGGACGCCAAGATCGAATGGGCGCAGATGACGAATCCATTTGGCGGCGGCAAGGCCAAACCGGCTGCAGGCAAGCCATCCCCGTCGAGTGTGGCGGATAAGCTCCGACAGGCACTCACCGGCAGGCAAGCTGTATAGATGGAATTTGCTATTCTGCTCATCCAACTATGATGGAGAGTCGCATGGGCAAGGTAGCGAAGTCGTTGCTGGTATGCATTGCTGTGGTCGTCATCGCAATAGCAGTATCTGTTGCGTTTGTCCCGCCAAAAAAAGCGCTATCCGCTGCAATTATGCGAAACTGCATAAGCGTCGTTAAAGATAAGCTTAGAGGCGTAGGGCCTGTTGAATTTGTTAGCGTTGCGGCTATTCAGCCAGATCCAAATAAACGAAAGATTGAAGACTTTGGTACGGCAACACAGGCTCTTATAAGGCGCGGCGAACTTGAGCCATCCGAACCTCAAGTTTTGGTTGAGTTAGAAACCAGCCGAGGCGCCGGTAATGCGCTATGCACCTATCAAGCCGATCTTTCGAAGGGTACCGGTACGTACTCAATGGTAACCATGCGAGATGTGCAGATAGGAAATCAAGCGTTACCTAATGTTGAGGTTCTCCTAATTGGAAGTTTTGGAGTTGGATATTTGGATAGGGCTCTCTCGCTCATTCCGATTATCGGGACTAAGCAGAAGTTTTTTTTAGATTGATCGATGATTCACAAAACACCCGCTCTGGCGGGTTTTTTTATGCCTGGAGAACAGCATGGCTGATACCGACGTACAGGGGATGCTCGTCCGCATCGAGGCGACCACAGCCCAGTTGCGTCAAGAGATGGCGCGGGCAGACTCCAGCGTAGGTCAGGCATCCGGAAGGATCGACAAGAGTCTTGGGCGTATAGACACCGCTTTTGATCGTGCAGGAGATCGAGCGCTTAACGCATCGGGGCTGATCAAGACCGCATTGGCCGGCGCCATTGGCGCGGCCGGTATCGGGAAGATTATCGAGGCTGCTGACTCATACGGGCAGATGTCTGACCGCATCGGTATGGCCACATCCACCGTTGCTGAATACGACGTGGTCCAGCAGCGCCTACTAGATACTGCCAAGCGTACGTATCGCCCCCTGGCTGAAGCTCAAGAACTGTACATTCGGACATCGGGCAGCCTGAAGTCAATGGGCTATAACGCCAGCCAGGCGCTGGATGTTATGGACAGCTTCAGTTTCCTGTTGGTGACCAACTCAGCATCCGCCGACAAGGCGAAATCGGCCATCGACGGTTATTCAAAGGCACTACAGACAGGCAAGGTAGATGCAGATGGTTGGCAGGCGATGCTTGCTGCAATGCCTACCATTGTCGAAACCGTAGCTAAAGCCACTGGCAAAACTGCCGAAGAAATTCGCGCGCTCGGCGCCGCCGGCAAACTTGGTCTTGAATTGCTGACCCAAGGCTTGCAGAAGACTGCCGAGGCCAACGGTAAGCTCGCTGACAGCATGACGGTCGCAGTCCGGGATGCGCTGCAGAATCTGACCAACGCTTTCGACGTGTATGTCGGACGCCTCGACGAGACAACCAATTTCACAGGTGTTCTCGGGAATGCCATCGGAGCAGTTGGTGATAACTTCTCCACTTTGGCGGATGTATCGATCATTGCCGCCGTCGCAGCCCTTTCTCGGTACGGTGCAATGGCCGCCTCATCGGGTGCGGCGGCTGTTTACTCGGCGCTGAAAGATGCGGCAGCAAGAAAGGCCCAGGCAACAGCTGTCTTGCTGGTTGCACAAGCGGAGCAACAGAAAGCACAGACATCGGTGTTCCTTGCCGAGAAAGAGGCGATCGCAGCGCGTGGTACGGCTGTTCAAACGCAAATGTCTCTCCAGCTTGCAGAGGCGCGACTTGCTGAGACTCGTGCAACCAACGCTGTGGGTATTGCGCAGGCGGGTGTGAGTCGTGCCGGCATTGGCCTTGTCGGGATGCTTGGAGGTCCAGTTGGTATAGCAGCCCTTGCGATAGGCGCTGCGACTGCTTTCCTTACTTTGCGGGATAACACCAGCGTTCTTGAGCAGAAGCTCGGTGATCTTGGCGACCCGCTCGATAAGCTGACTGAGCGATTCAATAAGCTCAACCGCGCGACCCAGTCGGTCACTTTACGGGAGCTTCGCGCCTCCATCAAAGATACAGAAACTGACCTCTCTGGAGCAGCGGGATCAATTGCTTTCGAGTTCCAAGCCGCACTATCAACCGCTGGTTTGGCTGGTGCTTCAGGATTTATGGGCGGCATTGCTCCATTGCCTGCCGAGTTCCAGTCGGCAATGGATATTGTCAACAAAGCGGTCGCCGATGCTTCTAAGGGGCAGGCGGTTGATTGGAAAGCGGTCGCTGATCAGATCCGTCTTATACCTGGCGTTACGGAGGAAATGGCCCAGTCTATTGAGATGGGGCAACTGAAGGTTACCGACCTCACAGCGGTATTGGATAAGCAGCGTGAGACGCTTGCTAGGCTTACTGGCGAGACAGACGCCAACACGACGGCGCGAGGTAAGAACAACGCGGCGATTGCTGCCGCTGCAGAGGTTGGCCAAAAGTACCTTGACCAGTTATTGAAGGATCTGGGTACCGCGAAAGACAAAACCGCCATGGAGGCGGCCAATCGATTTATCGCTGAGAACACCAAGCTTACGGAAGGCATGGTTGTTGCGATCCGCTCGGCCGCTGCGGCCAAAGACTCCCAGAAAGAGATTGATGACGCCGCGGCGAAGGCCGCTAAAAAGAACACCAGCGAAGCTGAGTCGGCGGCCAAGCAACAACTGAAGTCCTTCGACACAGCCGAGGAGGGCTACAAGCGCCAGATCGAGCTGATCAACACCACCGGTGACAAGCAGAAAGACGCCACCGAGGTGATGAAGCTTTCCTTTGAGCTGCAGGAGGGGAAGCTCGGCAAGCTGAGCGAGGCTCAAAAGAAAAAGCTTATGGGCATGGCTGCCGAGCTGGATGCGCTGAACAAGCTGAAGAAGGCAAACGAGGATGACCTGAAGCTGACGGCGTTCAGGAATGCCCAGGGTGTCGGCACTCAAACCATGAAAGATGGGTTTGATCAGGAGCTGAAAGGCGTAGGAATGGGCGATAAAGCCCGGGACCGTATGCGCGCTGATTTGGCGCTTCAGCAAAAGTACGCTGCCGATGTCGCCAGCCTCAACGAACAGTTGCAGGCAAAAAGCATTGATAAGTCGCTTTACGATCAAGAAACGACTGTTCTCGAGGAGGCGCTGGCCGAGCGGATCATTGCGCAAGAGCTGTATTACCAGGCTGTCGATGAGCAACAAGCCAACTGGATGAATGGCGTCAATGAGGCGTGGGCGAACTACGCGGATGCCGCCCGTGATTATTCGGCCCAGGCCGCAGACTTCACCAGCACGGCTTTGAGCGAAGCCACCAGCGGGTTGGGCACGTTCTTCTCGGATGTCGCCAGTGGCGCGGAGGATGCCGACGACGCATTGGGTGACATGGTCGGCAACTTCGCCAAATCGATGCTCAAGGCGCTGGGAGATATGGCTGCTCAGTGGCTGATCTACCAGGGTGTGCAACTGCTCGTAGGAAAGGCAACTCAGGCAGGCGCTGCGACCACGCTGGGGGCAAATGCTGCGGCAATGTCGCTTCAGGCTGGGCTCAACGCCTACGCGTCGACAGCGGCTATTCCGATCATTGGCCCAGCAGCTGCGCCTGCAGCAATGGCGACTGCGCTGACAGTGACCGGCCCGCTAGCCCAGGCGGTTGGCATGACGGCTCTATCTGGTATGGCGCACGATGGTATTGACTCGGTTCCAGAAGACGGCAGCTGGTTTCTGCAAAAGGGCGAGCGGGTTACTACTGCTCAAACCAGCGCGAAGCTGGATGCGATGTTGTCAAGGATCGACAACAGCCTGAGCGGTGCGCAACCCGAAGCGCGTATCGGGATCGGTAGCCTGGAGGCGACGGGTAACGGCAGGGCTGCGCTGCTGGGGACGTCGCCGGCTACGGCGCCGAGCGGTCCTACGCAAATCGTGTTTAATGCGCCAATCAATGTGCAAGCTCAGCCGGGTATGTCGGATCAGGAAGCAGCGCGCCAGGGACAGGCGATGTCGTCGGGTCTGGAGGCTCAGTTCGGGAAATTCCTTGATCGTGAAATGGGCCAAGGCGGCCGGCTGTGGAGGCGTTGATGGCTGAGACATTTACGTTTGACGTTGAGGTAGGTGCCGATGGCGATGTCAGCCAGCGCACTTGGGAGAACGAGTTCGGTGACGGTATGGTCCAGGCCGGAGGCATTGGCATCAACACCAAGAGCCAGGTATGGAATCTGGTGCACACCGGTGAGGACTCCACCGGCGAAGAACTGCCAGATCTGTTGAAGTTCCTGGATCGACACGAAGGCTACAAGGCCTTTCGCTACTCACCGCCCGGAGAACCGGAAGGCTGGTACCGATCCAACGGGTACAAAAAGAAAGCCCTGGGCGCGAACATCTACACCGTCACCTTCACCGTTAAGCAGGTGTTCAACCCCCGACCTTAACCATCACCAAGCCCCGCCAAGTGCGGGTTTCTTGTTTCTGGGGCCCTATGAATTACAACACCGATATTCAAAAGCTTGAGCCGGGTAACCAGATCCGGTTGTACGAGCTGGACGCTACGCGCCTGGGCGCAACGATTTGGCGCTTCCACGGCCACGCCCATGAGGGTGACATCATCTGGCAGGGCCAACTCTACTCGCCGCTCCAGATCGAGGCCAAGGGCTTTGACATTCGCGGCGACGGGCGCCCAGCCACGCCCACGCTGCAGGTGGATGACGAGCTCGGCGGGGTGCGCGGTGCGATCACCGCTCTGTGCTTCCAGTTCCGCGACCTGGCTGGCGCCCGGGTGAAGGTGATCGAGACGTTTCGCCACTTCCTGGATGCCGCCAACTTTCCCGGCGGCAACCCCGAAGCCAGCGACCAATCGAAAACGAACCTCTGGTTTATCGAGCAGAAGACCGAGGCGTTGCCGA